GATAGAACCGCCAACACCCGCTGCAAAGTATTCCCCACCTTGATTGGTCTCCCAACGTCCTTTTGCCTTACTATCTTCTCTTAGTCTAACATCTCCAAAAATATTTTTATACTCCTTCTGTTCCATAAGGTTCCTAACTTTAGATCCAAACCTAGATGATAATTCTGCGTTGTGGGATACTTGCATAATTTTTAGAGTGGGAAACTTCCCTATCATCCAAGCAGGAAACAAAAAGGATGCAAATTCTGATTTAGTATGTCTAGGGGGCATATTGATAATGAGCCTCCCTTTTTTTGTATCTGAAATTTTTGTAAACTCTGAAGCTATATGTTGATGGTGTCCCCACTTTTTGGGACTAGGATCCAATCTACAAATAAAGTCAGGCCAAACTTCCTTCACAAAATATATAAAATTATCCTGGCACAATTTAATGTGCTCAATCCATTTTTTTTCTACAGCTAATCTTAATTGCTCGTTTGTTAGTAATTCTTTATTCATTGGGTCCCCTTTTAATATATACCCATAATAAAAATAACGCCAGTGTTTCTATTCCACAGAGTTTAAAGCACGGATCTCGCTATAATCACGAAACTTCAGCGTGGCTACAATATCTTGTGTTAATGTTTGAGTTCTGTACTAGATTTGGTACCTCTTTTGAGGTGCGTCAGGTGTCCGAGATGGAAGGTGAGATGCACCTGTAACCCCGAAGGGTTACAGGTAAGGTTATGTTATTGATTAAAGTCTTGATTGTTCTGCAACAATTCAAGGATAGGCTTAAGGTTATTAACAAGCTTAGCCTTTAACTCATTGATGATAGGGTCGTTTGGGTACTGTATGATAATCTCCTCAACAGCACTCTCAAGTTGCTTATACATAAATTGATAGTTCAACCCACTATCAACCGAGTTCGTACTCGCTTGTTCTACCTCATTGGTATTCTTTTTATTTTGGATAATTGTATTAACCATTTTAACTAGATCAGACATTAGTTTAACTCCTTTGATTGAACTTTGATTTTAATTTCTTTTGTATCCATTTCAACTAAAAACTCCTCATATAACTTTGGAAATTTCTCTTTGAACTTTGACACATCAAAACGTTTCATTGTTCTTTTAATCAGTTGAGCAAAACCCTCAATGCCCTCAACCTTATCAAGTATAATAAGATTAGTTTTGATAGTTTCAAATAACTCAACATGAGTTGGTTTAATCAAGTCATTAGCTTTTTTTTGTGCCTTAACTTGTTCTACTGAATAGTGATAATTCACTATGTCTTGTTGTTGTACTTTACTTGCTTTGACTTGTCGTCTAGCTTTTTTAAGTGTACTCATAACATTTCTCCTTTTTAAGTTAATTGTTATCCCATGTTTATAAGATATTAAAAAGTTTATTCAACAAGTTTTTTACATTTATTTAATTTTATTTTTAGCACTCTTAAACTTCACATATAAAGAAATAGCTTGACTTGTCCGAAATCAAACCGAGTTTTGCACTGGTGTCTGGCTCGCAGCTAAGTTTAGTTTAAGTATTAAGAACGCCGACGGCGTGGGCGTGGGGGCGTGGGCGTTAGCCCACGCCAACCGTATTAACTTAACATATACGGAAACCGTTTGATTGTTCACAGAACTCTATGAACTCCTCTACATTCTCCATTGTAAATGGATAGCTTGAGCCGTACGAGTATTTACTTTGTATCCAATCCCAAGTATCGTGGTCGTCCTTTGGATAGTCAGCAGGGGCAAGATTGTGTTTGTCTGTTTCTTTCTCTACCTTTGCCCTCAACATCTCGTGGCAACGATCAACGAACTTATTATTCTTCTCGGCTTTTTCCATTTCCTTTTCTACTTCTTTTATTACTTTGGATACCGTGCCGTCCTTAATAAGTGCTTTTAGTTGTAAGGCAATTTGTTTAGCTTCTTCTTCGCTGACCTCATGCCCACTGTTAGACTGCCAATGCTCTTTATCTGTTTCGGCAATAACTCCTGTTTCTTCACAGACAAAGTCTGCTAATCTTCTCCACCACCAAACGTTGTTTCTAAAGTATTCGCCTTTATCTGTTTTGTGGTTGCCTAATGAGTATAAATCAAATCCCATTTTATTTTCTCCTTTGTTAAGTTAGTTTCATAATTCGTATCATATCCCATGTAGTAATCAAGTTTTATTTTCCGAAAGATTTTCCAACCCACATCAGCTTCCAGCTGCCTGGTGCACCAGCTCTTTAAGTTCTTCTTTTCTTGACCAACAACATTACGGTCGTGGGCGTGGGGACAGAGCTTCCTGATCCCAGCTGCCAGTTCCCAGCTGGCCAGGCGAGATGCTAAGTTCATAGATCTCTTCAAGGGACGGTACCAGCGTGGGCGTGGGGTCAGAGTCCTGTGCATCCGCGGATCACTGCCGTTAACGCAAGGATATAGGTCCATCCTGCAAACCTAGGGAAAAAGATCAGGGGTACGAAAAGAGCGATGATCCATATCAAGCAGCCTCCCTGGCAGCCATCAGCTCCTGGGCACAGATCTCTACGGCCAACCACACCATACTGTTCTTGAATGCGGTGGGGCCAGCGATGTCTTTGTCCAGCAGGAAGAAGACCGACTCACCAGCGGCTTCAGCTGCGTTACGCACCTGCTTCCACACGTCCCCTTCGTATTCGTTGTAAAAGGCGGTGGTCTCAACGTAGTAGATGAGCCCGCCGACACCGCCGGCACAGCCGTGCTCAGCGATGTCAGAGATCAGAAACCTTTCTTCTTTCTCTCCCTCTATTAGCCAATCCTTTATTTTCCCCATGTGATGCCCTCCACATCTGTCTTGAACTTGACGATGTCTCTCAGCTTAAGCTTAGTCAGTACTCTTGGTACATTGTCCAATGTTCCCTCACCCTTGAGTCTAGAACCTTTGGTGATACGCACCCACATCTTCTCCGTGTGACCACGATGCTTGAACCATACATACACGTAATCCTTCATCTTGATCTGCCTCTCTAGGGCTTTTATTTTAAAGTAAGTTTCTTTTCCATGTTCTGGACACGAGTATACAACATTGCCTTTGGCTTCCTCAGACTCCAACGGGTCTCGCCAAATAAAATTATCTTCGATGTTCTTCTTGATGTTTACCATATGATCACTCCTGTGATTGTAAGCAGACCTACCCATAAGACAGCCACTATTAGTTCTGGAAGTATTGTATTCATTTCTTTCTCCTTTGTTAGTTACCTTATAGATAAGATGTGATGGGATAAATGTCAACTGTTATTTGCAAAAACTTTTTTACATCAGTAGCACATTAGCTGCCATTAGCTGCCTGAAGCTGGGCCCGCCAGATCCTGAAGGTTTAGTTCAGGACAGCAGGGTAGCTTTGCGAATGGGAATGGGGGCGTGGGTCGAGAAAGGAAAATGAATTAACCATACCCACACCCTGTAAAAACATTACCACAGTTCCAGCTGCGCCGCACCAGTCTGGGATGCCCAGCTCACCAGGCCAGAGTTTAATAGTTCAGAAGTGGCGTGGGGGTGGGAAACGGGATCGTGGGCGTGGGATCACGGCTCAGGAGGCAGCGCCAGGTCCCAGCTGGGATGCGAAGGTGATCAAAGTTTTAAGATTCGTGTGGCGGGAGAGTGGGATCGGGGTTCGGGACTCACGGCTCACGGCCAGAAGTTCATAGGGCGCCTTCAAGAGGGGCCTATTCAAGATATACGCTCTACCACCTGCTTTCAAGTATTTAATATGCCAATTGATTTGGTACTTTGACAGACCTGCATTCTTGCTGGTGTTGGCTTTGAGTTCAATCCAAAAAACTTGCTTATTTACGACACAATGCACGTCGGGAATACCATTAACAGTGCTAGATTCTATGCGAGTAAAATGCCAATCTTTATCTAAATTTTTAAGCTCATGCCACAGTCTTGTTTCTTTGTTTTGTGCCATAATTTAATCGGTCAATAATTGCAAATATGACCTATTACAGGTTCATTATTTATTGTGTGTACAACCCAAGTTTCATCTTCTTTAGGATCAACTCTTTCTTTAATTACAAGATTATTTTCCCACCAAACATCACAAGGTTGGTCTATTGATTGGTATACCAAACTATAGCTACTATCTCGATTAATATAAATAATTCCAATCCGCTCATTTAAGCTCGATGATTTTAGTGATGACGGAGTTAGGGATAATAGTAGTACCGCCAATAGTTTCAATGCATCCTTCATCGCCTTCCTTTCCATCTTTTAGACCAAAGTCACAAAAGATTCTAGTTATACCTTTTTCACGGGAAACCAACCAGCCTCTAGAAACCATTCTACCAAGTCCTGCTTTCATTAATTGATCAAATGTTTGCCAGCCCGTCTCACCTACGATATCCAACCAATGTACCTCTACAAATGGATATCTTTCTATCTTCTCTTTTGGAAATTTTGTATTAAGTTCTAATGTTTTTTTTCTATGTAATCTTTTACTCTTCATTTTTTACTCCTAGTTAATACAGATACAATTCCTACAGAAGTAGTAATCGTACTATTATGCACTTCATTGAACACTGTCAAGAAGTTAGTCCAACTAGTGTTCTGTAGAAGTTTCTTTTGGCGTAACGTCAATAATGTTTTTGGCTTCGCCGATTTTTGATTCAAGTTCCTCAAGTCTTTTCTCCAATTGCTCTCTGTTCATGCCTTCTAAACCTATATGGCTTATTTCTTTTCTATCTACAAAATGCCCCGCCATTTGATCTCGTCTATATTGAGCTGTTATGGCTGCTGTCATCTGGCCTTTTTTTTCAGATGTTTCACGCATTCTGTTGTAATGTTTAAAAGACAATAGCTTATCCTTCTCCTCTTTTTCAAGTTCCTGAGACATTCTTTTTTCATAAT